AAGCGCCAGTTATGTTCATAGGCACGCCGAAGGGCTACAACCACTTCTACGACCTTTTCAACATGGCGGCAAAGAACCCGGCCGACTGGTACTCGAAGCATGTCAAAACCTCGGAAGCCGGGACCATCCCGCCGGAAGAACTCGAACGGGCGAAGCGGGACATGGACCCGCGTGTTTATCGCCAGGAATACGAGGCCAGCTTTGAGACGTTCGGCGGACAAGTTTTTGCGGATTTTAATAGGGAGCGGCACGTCGCCAAGGAGCCCATCAAGTTCAACCCGGGGATGGATTATTGCCTCGGAGTCGACTTCGGGTGGAGCGCCCCGACGACGGTGCTGTTCCTAAACGTCGACGCCCAGGAGACCGTGTTCGTGTGGAGCGAGCTCGGGAGGCGCGAGACGCCCATCCCTGTCATCGGCAAGCACATCATCGACGCCGCCGCGCCTGCGCGCCCGACACTCATCGGCTGCGACCCCGCGGGCGACGCGAAGAACGAAGCGCTCGGCACGTCGTCGGTCGCCGAGCTCCGGGCGATCTTTAGCTACGAGGTGGTCCGGTACAAGCACAAGTACCCCGGCATCATCCAAGACAGGATCAATCAAATCCGGAAGTGGCTCCGGAACGGCAAGCTCTTCGTCTCTCCGGTCTGTACGAACCTCATCCAGGCGTTCGAAATGTACCGCTACCCGGACCCAAAGGGCGACATCCAGAGCGAATTACCGCTCAAGGACGGCATAAGCGACCACTGGATAGACGCACTCGGCGAGTTTTTCATCAACCGGTTCCCTGTTCGGAAATCCTCGTGCGGGGTGGCATGATATGTTTAAATCCATCGTTCCCCAAACCATCATCAATAGCTTCCTGGCCGCGAAGTGGCGCGCCGAGAAGGACCGCCAGGAAGAGGCCGACAACCGTCTGTGCATCTACTCGGACGATTACGAGGAGATCATCAGGGATACGCTCAAGACGCTGTTCTGCAAAGAGAATTATGAGAATCTTTATTACCACGTCAACCAGTCTCAAAACATCTTCAAGCGTGTCGTGAATCAGATCTCGATGATCTATAAGGCCGACGCCCAGCGCGTCCTCGACATTGAGAGTGACCGCTATGAGGCCATCAAGGAAGAGGTCGACATCAACACGCGCATGAGGAAGGTGAACCGCCTGACGAATGCCCTGAATGACATCATCGTCATGGTCGCTGTGCACGACGGCCGAATCTGCTACGACCTCATCACGCCGAACGTCTGCACGGTCATCCAGGACCCGGACAATCCCTCAAAGATGGATGCCCTGATCTACCGGCTGACCTCGGTCAATACACCGACCTCGGCCAACATTCGCTATGCTTACTGGGACGTCAACGGGAACCACGCGATTCTCGATGGTTATTTCCGAACCATATCGGTGATCTACAGTCCGGACGGCTCAGGGGGCGGCATGCCGTACCCTTACCGCGACAAAAGCGGGGCGTTCGTCATCCCCGCCGTCGTCTTGCATCGTCAGCACCCCGAGGATTCGTTCTGGGACCAGGACTCGGGGCGCGACCTCTACAATGCTGCGGTGGGCCTCGGCTGGAAGCTCACGCTCAAGGACTACTATTTCAAGAGCGCCTCGTTCAAACAGATCTACGTCATCGCCGATGACCTGAACGTTCCGAACAAACAACGGACGGACGTATCGACGATGTTGCACCTGCGGGGCGAGGATTCGGAGATTGGCACCCTCGACCTTCAGGTCGCGATCGACAAACTCGTCGAATCCATCACCGCCGATGTCAATATGATCATCAATAACTACGGGATATCGGCCGACATGTGGACGCTGTCCGTGAGCGAGATGTCGGGGAGAGCGCTCAAGATCAGGAACATGGCACTCCTCGAGCAGCGCCAGGAACAGACCCCGACCTACAGGCGCTTCGAGACGGAGCTATTCGAGAAGACCCGGATCGTCAATAACGCCCACGCGGGCTTCTTCGGTTGGGAGCAGATCCCGGAGAATGCGGTATTCACCGTGGACTTCGGAGAGATCGAGTTCCCGGAGGACCCCGTCTACGAGATTGACCTCGAGGCCAAGCGGCTCAAGAGCGGCATCATCGGGCTCGGTCAGTTCTATCAACGCTTCAACCCGGACATCACGGACATCGAGGAAGCGGAGAAGGCCATCCTCGAGAACCTGAACAAGCTCAAGACGACGCGGGAGGCGAACCCGTCGCTCGACGAGGCCCTGGACTTCATCATGAGCGCAAAGAAGAAGCCAGGCGAGGCCGCCGGCGCCCAGGGCCAGGGACAAGGGGAGGGCGCCCCGTGATCGAACTCAAGGGCCACATTCTCAAGCTCCAGAAGGTCGAGAACCGCATGGCGGAACGCGCGGGGCTCAAGTTCAGGCTGATGGACGAGGCGCGGCTCCTCGGAAAGGATGGCAAGGCTTACGCGGCCGAGTATGCGGATGCGCTTGCGCAGGATATCTTCGAGGGCGCCAGGGAAGCAGCGGAGCTCGGGAAGGAGCTCGGGGAGTCCATCAATGGCCGATAAGAACGTCCAGCTCGAGGTCTTCCGGCTGAAGGTCCGGTTCCTACTGGAGCAGTACGCGGCGAAGATGAAGATATTCGTGGTTGAGAACAAAGCGGCCGGGTCGACCCCAGGCGCTATCAGGGCCATGCGCGAGAATCCGCTGTCGCGGTGGGCGATGGAACGGGAGGCACTCAATAAGGCTATTAAGCGCGAAGTCGCAGGGCTCATCAACCGCGTCCATATCGCGGCCTATACCCTGGAGATGAAGTGATGGCTGAAGGCGAAGGCGAGCTCCTCCAGAATGTCATCTGCTCGATGAACCCCTGCCCGATCTGTGAGGATGCGGCGGGCCAGGAGCCGATGACTTACGACGACTGGGCCTCGAGCGAGTACGGGCTCCCGGGAAGCTCCGGACGCTATTGTGAGGATGACTGCCACTGTATCCTCGTCCCGGTCGATGCGATGGACGAACTGCCAGAGATCTCTGAGCTCGTGAGGCTCAGGGGCGAGGAGGGGACGGAGATCCCGAGCGTCATCGATATTTCGCCCTCGGAGCAGGGCCTGAAAGAGGTCATGGAGGAGTGGAACGCGAAGTACGGCAAGCTCCCGCCGGAAATCTACGACATGGACGTGTTCGAGGTTGAACCTTATCTCCGCAAGCTCATAAAGAAGCTGGAGGGTGGCCTATGAGCATCAAGATCACGGGCGTCGCCGGGGTGAAGCGGCAGTTCGCCGCCATCGAGGAGTTCCTGGCCTCCACGAAGCCGATGGAGGGAATCGTCGCGGACATAAAGACCATCATCCTCATCAAGACCTCGAGCGGGCTTGATTACATGGGACGGGGCTTCAAGCCGTACTCGAAGGCGTACGCGGAGCGGAAGAAGGGAATGACGGCGACAGGGAGACCGAACTTGAAACTCTCCGGGACGATGCTTGATGCGCTCAAGACCGAGGTCATAGACGTGCGGCACGGCGCGGTTTTCGTCGCCCCGGTCGGCGAACCCGGGAGTAATGCGCAGTCGGACATGCTCGCTCAGATCCACACGACGGGGACGGGAAAGCAGCCGCAGAGAGAGTTTATGGCGATAAGTGATAACGCGGTCAAGAAGTTGGCCAAAAAATATTATGATGATCCAATTTTAGAATTAGCCAAGGGATTAAGATGAGGATATTAAATCTGGCGTCCATCAAAAATTATTTCGCCTTCTTTCACTTCTCCTCCTTTTTCAAATCTCATATGAGCAGACTTGGACGTGAAGGCCATAAGATTCTCTGGACGGTTATCAATTCTTTTTCCATTAAGGTGATGCGTTTCTTCTCTTCGGACAAGCGGCCTTTTAATCAGACGTTCGATGACCAACCGATGCTCTCCGATGTATCCGCAAACGGCACGGGGATTGCTGGGGCAATAGATGAGCCGATAGCCCCGGCGCATTGTAGTTCCGGACTTGAAGGACGGATGGTCTTTTCCGAATTTCCCGAGCATCGGATCCTTTCTTCCACTGGCGGCGCTCATCGGGTTCTTGTCGCCGCGAATGGTAAGCCCATGACAACGTTGAGAACAATATTTTCCTTTGCCTATCTTAATATCAAAAGCGCGGGCAAGAAATTCCTTACTGCACACAATGCAATTTCTCTTAATCGTTCCATGTTGGTGACTCATTTTATCTCCTATTTTATATATAACATATATTCCCGTTGTGGTCAAGAGATAAGAACATGAAGAAGCTCATCCGCACGGATGCGGTAAGCAAATAAATTACAGGAGGCCAAGAATGGCTACACAAGATGATGCCGCCAAGAAAGCGGCGGAGGAAGCGGCTAAGAAAGCCGAAGATGACAAGAAGGGCGAGCAGAAAGAAGAGCTCGACCCGACGATCGTGGCCCTGATGAAGGACCCCGATCAAATCGCCGCCCTGCTGAAGACCAAGCGGGACGCGAACGCCGAGGCGAAAGCCTACCGCCTGA